TCGTTATCATATACATTGAGAATGTATCTTTTCTTGGCAGTCCAGATACCTTTGTCTGCAATTACCTCACGACCCATAACCATTTTGTTTTGGTATGCATTTGTATAATCTGCAAGTTCTTCATAACACTTATTGATTACATCTTGCATTTTACCTTTTGCAACTTGGTCAAGGAAGTCAATAGGATTTTTTGGTTGAACACTCTTGATTAATTCATCAAACCTTACATAGATTGAATCAGTATCGATTGCAACCACATAATCATCCTCTGTACCTAAAATGGTATTTAAGTACTTGTTAACTGCATTTTCAACCCATTTGATTGCAAGTTGACCACTACTTGTAACTGCTTCTGCAAGTGATACTTCAAAATATCTAAACCACTCATTACCAATTGCACCATAAGCACTGTTCAAAGAAATCTTACGAACCATTTGATTGTTATATGCAATTGCAATCTTTCTGTTCAATTCTTGTTTTCTTCTAGGGTCATCTGTTGTCTCAAACTCCTTTTGGTGTTCAATCATCTTTTTCTTCCACAACACCCTTTCATCATACAAGTTCTCTAAAATCTCTGGAAGGAATCCTTGTTTTCGTTTACTGAATCTTGCACCATTTGGTGTTGTTGCATAGTGACTTTGTATATCGATTTCTTTATTCAACATCCTGTCTACTGATAAACTTGTACTAGAAGACTCTACGGCTGTTTCTGGACTGATATTGTATTGCATAATCAAGTGAGGATATAGAGAGTTTAAATCAAATGATACAACCCACTCATGCATTCCTACCTGTGGTTCTTTGACATATGCACCCATGAACTTTTGTTTTTTAGGTTGACCTGTTCTTGATGGTGGTACAATAATGTTCTGTTGTTTTAGACGATTAAAGATTAGAATATCCCAGTATCTTACTTGTCTGAATGCATCTAGATAGTTACACTTTGCAGAATAAGACATTGCAAGTAATAGACCCATCAATCCTAGTTTATCTTCTAGTTCCTCAACCAAGGTAACATCACGAACATTATATTCTAGAAACTTCTGATAATCTTTCTTATAGAAAAGATGCATTGCACCAAACTCTTCATAATTAATTTTACCCTTACCAAGTTCTACTTGACAAATGTTTTCTAGTTTATAACTATCTCTTCTTTTAAATGTAAACTTCTGATAAAGTTGTAAGTAATCTACAACCTCAATACCTGTTAGTGTATAAGCTTGTTGTTTCTTGTTGAATGTATCCCACTCACGAACTGTTGTAATATTCCATGGAGATAGTTGGTCTGCAACTGTACTTCCAAATAGTTTGTTGAATCTATTGTAAAGATAAGTTATATCGAACTGGTCAACATTCCAACCAGTAATGATATCTGGATAATTCTTTTTGTATTCTTCTAGAAAAGTTTTGAGAAGTTGTTTCTCGTTTTGACAATAAAAGTATTTAATGTCTGGGTCATTATGTTCCCATGGTTGTGTACCAAACACATACTTGGTAGGATTACCAAAAAACTTGTAGGTTATTGCATTGATTTCTTCTGCAGCTTCTGTTGGTTCTGGGAATCCATTTTCACATTCACATTCTATATCAAGGTTCATGATACGAACATGTCTCATCATCCATTCAATATCTTGAGGGAAATGTTCTGCAATGTATGCGTATGGATGTCTTTCAATTCCATGAACATCAAACCCTTCAACATCTTTCCACTTCTCACGAAACTGTCGTGCTTGTGCAATAGAACCAAACTTTTTGGGTTCTAGGTTTTTACCTGTGATACTTCTAAAGGATGAATCTTTATTTGTTGGAACATAGAATGTAGGTTTGTATTGTACTTGTTTTTGCAAATACTCACCATCCTTGAACTCACGAACAAGGATTAAGTTTCTATGTTGATAGACATTTGTATAAAAGTGCATATATCTAGTATACTACTAGTTTTGAATTTAGTCAATTGAATTGCAATCATTGAAGCGTTTTTGTAATATTTCAATGTGATGTTCTGCTTCTGCAATCTTTCTTAATTGTGTATGGATTGCATCAAGGACATCTGGATGTTCTCCTATACCTGCTGGATTTGTCAAATATATTTCTACATTTGCTTCTGCCTCTGCAATAACTCCTAGATATTTTTGATGTAATGCTTTGACTATTTGGTATTTCATGTTACTATCTGTGGGGTTGGTGGTGTAATTACTTGTCCAGTGATTGACTCGTATTGATTACGAAGTTTTGTCTCTGGTTCTGCTGTGAATACAATGTTCTTATGATTGACAATAATTGTATCTTTGTCTGCCATAGAACCATAAGGTACTAATTGAATATTAAATCCTTTTTCAGTTTGACTCATTAAAATCCCTAAAGGATGTTTTAAAGTAACTGTAGATTCACCTTCATCAATATATTCTGTTACAAGTTCTTCACCTGTAACTAATTTCAAATATTTTATATTCATACTTCCTCTAACATTGTCATTAATCGTTCTGCACGATTAGTGACTTGGTTGTACCATCTAGAATCTCTTCCTTCAACTGCAGCTTGTTTCCAATCGTTAGATTCAATTGCAGACTTAAAGTTTTTAAACTTAGATAGTCTTGTCATACCCATGTTAAAGGTCATATTAACTAAAACTCTTTGAACCTCATCTGGATAATTTTCTAAATCTGGATAAAGTTTTGCACACTCTTCTACATGTTCTGCAAAGTCATGTTCCCATACTTCATCCACTCTTTCTTGGGATACTGGTGTACCCACTTCTTGTCCAAACTCTGGGTCTGAATCTTTTACTAGGTGACCAATTCCAAAGGTGGGATAACCTAAATGGTCTTTGTATATTTCATAGACGACACCTTCGTCTCTTGTAATTTCTTCTCTAAGTTTCGTTGGATTTTTTATCATCTTTGAGTAACTCCACGGCTTTATCACCTTGTTCTTGTAACATTTCAATAAGTATATCACCCATGATTTGATTGAATTCCTTATCATCCGATATGGTTTCTTTCAATGAGTCTGGACACTTACGAACTGCTCTAGTAAAATTAATTGTTGGTGGTTCATCACCTTCCACTGGAAGGAATTGAACTTCACCATAGGTATATATGACTCCTTCATATTTACCCTCAGTTATTTCTATACCATTCTCACCATCATTTGCATTGACGACAAGTTTGTGTTTTGGTATAGACATTACTGTGCTTTGTAAACTTGATTTACGATTTTAGATTTCACTTCTCTAGTGTTAACCTTAACACCAAGTTCATTTCCCTTTTCCACCAATTGTGCTTTTGTAAGTGCAGTCAATCTTGCCTTAGAAAGTTTTGCAACTTTTGGTTCTTTCACTGCTACTGGTGTATTATCCAAAGGTGAATTTGAGACTGTACTGTATACTAAGTATCCAAGTGCAGCTAAAATGATTATTCCAATCACATATTCCATAATTATTCCTCGTTATCTGATTCTTCTGAATCATTGTTTACAAAATTCAAACCAAAGTGGTCTCTTACTTCTTCTAAGAATACCTCTGGTTTGCTCTTTTCATATGGGTCAGTTTTACAGTTATCCTGTAAGTTAGGTTCAATACTTATTAGTTCGACTGTTCCATCGACAACTAACATTGCATATCTCCAAGACCTTAACCCAAATCCTAGATTTTCTTTTCTAACAAGAAGACCTAGTTGTCTTGCAAGGTCACCATTACCATCTGGTAAAGGTTTCACTTTTTCAATACCTTGTTGTTCGAACCATGCATTCATGACGAATGTATCGTTTACAGATGTACAGTAAACTTCGTCTACACCAGCTTCTAAAAACTGGTCATACATTTCTTCGAAAGTAGGTAGTTGGAAAGTAGAACATGTTGGTGTGAATGCTCCAGGCAAACCAAACACCACAATGGTCTTATCTTCCATTAAATTATCTAAATGAACATCAACCCAGTCTCCATCTTTTCTAGATTGGAAAACTACATTTGAAAGGTCATTCATATTTCCTTTATTTAACATAATAAAAATACCTCGTTAATTTTTTATAACTATATTTAGTATACCACGAGACTGGGTTGTGTCAACCTTTTATTTACTATTAAATCCCCATCCATGTTCTGTTAGGAACTCTTTAGGTAATTTCTTACTCCCAATAGAAATCTTTTTAGGTTTCTTTTCTTCTGGAATAATTTTAGTAATAGGAATTCCAAGAATACCATCTTGTATAGATGCAGAACCAACTTCTACATCATCTGCAAGAACAAATTTTCTTGACCATTTCCTAGCTGCAATACCAGTATGAATTGCATGATTATTTGCAATCCTTTCTGGATTTGGATTCTCTTTATCACCAACGACTTTTAGTTCATTTTCTTGAACTGTAATATCGATATGGTCTTTACCGAATCCAGCACACGCAATCTCGATAACGAAGTGTTCGTCATCAATTTTTGTGATATTATAAGGTGGGTATGATTGACTGTTGTTTCTTTGAACATCATCTATTCTTCGAAAGAAGTCATCAATACCAATTGAGAATGGACTTGCAAGTTTCATCATTTCCTGTAAGTCCAGCGTAGTTAATTTTACCATTTTTGCCTCCTGTGTTTAGCAAGGTTAAATTGTATATGGAGTCTCCCATTGAGCACTCCTATTAGTATATATAAGGATTAATCTTTAGATTTCAAGTCTTTTTCAACAAATTCTTTAACTTTATCTAATTTATACCATAAACCAGAATAAATTGTTTCTCTACCATCTGGATAATTCACAATATATCGTTTATATCCAAAAGGTCTTTCTGAGAAGATTCTTACATCTCCATAACTTTCTTCTAATAATCTCATAGTACCTATTATCTCATGGAACTGAGATATGTCAACTATTTTTTGATACAGTTTCTTTTTGCACGATTTTTAACTGCATTGTTGTTTGCAATAACTAAAGACATAGCATAGTTAATATTTCTCATATCATCTCTAGTTAATGTTTGATTTTTCTGTTCAGCCACCATTGCTGGATAAAGTACAACAAATTTTGTTGCACCCATTTTCATTACTGAGGGTTGTTCACCCATGATAGGATTCAGTTCTATAACACAATTGTATTGTAATCCTTTATAGGTAGTATAGATATCAAGAACTTGAAGTGTTACGAATGCAGTCCATTGCCAATCAGATATTGGTTCATGTGGTGTATATTGTAACTTGTTCTGATTTTCCTTTAACTTTAATCCTATCAACTTCTGAGAATGCTCTGTCTGGACATAGTTGATAAGTTCTTTCCGATAACAACAAGTCAACCCCATCATAATTTCTTGTTTGTCCTTCGAGTCTAGCACCCAAGTTGACGGCGTCTCCGATGACTGAATAGTCAAATCTAATTTCTGACCCCATGTTTCCGACAATACATTCTCCTGTGCTAATGCCGATGCCGACATTAATAGGAGGCAAGTTGAGAGGAGAAAGTTCTTCATTTAATTCTTTTGTTGCATCTAACACTTCTAGTGCAGATTTTACAGCGAGTTCTGCATGGTCTTCACAATCCAAGGGAGCATTCCAAAAACTCATGATACAGTCGCCCATATATTTGTCTATTGTTCCTTTATTATTTATGATTATCTTGGTTTGTATATCAAGAAACTTATTGATTAGTTCTACTAATCCTTCTGGGTCATCTTTATTTTTATAAGCTTCGCTTATTGGAGTGAACCCACATATGTCCATAAACATGAATGTCATCTCTTTTCTTTCACCACCAAGTTTCAATAGTTCTGGGTTTTCTGCAAGCTTATCTACCATCTCTGGTGATAAGTACTTCTTAAACTGACCTTTAATTTGTTCTTTTAACTTGTAGGTTACAAAGTATTTGTTGAAGGATGCATGTCCGAATACAATCAAACCTGTTAGTGCAGAATACAATGCATCAAATAATATTAGACTTTCTATCCATAACCAGTATGATGTTGCAACTGAGAAACCAATTACAGTCATTGACATGATACCAGATAGATATGTTGGAAGTTGATATACCATCAACAATACTAAAAGTCCCAGACCGATGACCAGAATTATTTCTACAAAATCCAGAAGAAAATTATTCTGGATTCTATCACCAGAAAGTACAGTTTGAAGTAAGTTAGCTTGTACTACATGAGGATACATGACACCATATGGAGTAGAAACTGGATTATTGAATCCCTCTGCTGTCATCCCCCAGATAAGTATTTTGTTCTGGTATGATTCATTTAGTTCAGATGCACTTACTCTATCAAAGTGATTCCAATATGTAATCATAACATCTGCTGTAGATGTAGTTTCTATAGGTGGTTGTCTTCCCATTCGTATCCATTCGATACCTACTTCTGGTGTTACTCTGGTTTGATAGTTTGGTTGGTCATAGAATGCACGAAGAGTTTCAAGTGCAACCGATGGATATATCTGGTCATTTGCAGATACAATAAGTGGTGCAGACCGAACAGTTCCATCAAAGTTTGGTGTATCTGGTAAAGGTGGTGTTGTCACTGTCACTCCTACACCATAAGTGTTATCTTGTAGTAGTTTGATTGGTGCAGACATTCCAGAAAAGTCCCAGATAACATCTCCAATATTTCCACCACCGAACACCGATGTTCTTACATAAGGTGCAGAACCAGTATCCTTTTGACTTGTTGGAGCTGCAGATAAGATACTTAATCTGTTTACCAGACCAGTTGCAAATTCTAAATCTCCACCAAATCTATCTGGTTGATTGAATACCTGTGTAAATACATGAGTATTTGTATGATGATTTTCTAACATAATATCTGAATAGATATTACGAGGCCATGGATACTGACCATACTTGTCTAATGATTTTTCATCAATGTCTACAAGTACAATGTTATCTACATGTTGAGATTCTTTTTGTTGATGTAATACATCAAAGTAAGACCATTTAATATTCTCTACAAGATAAGGTGACCATATCTTTAAACCTACTAGTACACCTAAAGTTACTAAAACTGTTTTCCAATTATACATCTATATCTCTATCATATCAAAATCTTCTTTACCAACACCACATTCTGGACAATACCAATCATCTGGAATATCTTCCCATTTAGTTCCTGGCTCAATACCATCGTCTGGACATCCGAGTTCTTCATCGTATATCCATCCACATACTATGCATTCCCATTTTTTCATGTGTCGTTTAATTCTTTCTCCAATTCTATTATATAGTCTTTCATATCAACCATCCAGTTTTTAAGTCGAAGATACTGCTTTTCATGAAAATCTTTATATTGTTTATCGGTTGATAGATGCATCATTTGAGAATGAAAGTCCATAGTTCTTAGAACCAATGCGATTGCATCTTGATATGGTTGTCTTACTAGAGTTTCAAAACTCCTCTTTGAATCTGTAGTTGCCACACAAACCTAATTTCCTTGTGATACAGTTACAGCACAACCACCAGAAGTGACACAATTTTGTGTTAGATTGTATGTTTGAGTTGTATCACCTGTTTGAGTTAGAAATAAATCTGTTGGTTGTGTACCTTGTAATACTATTGTTGCAGTGTGAGCTCCATTCTTTTTTTGAATTATATCTACTTCACTCCAATCACTATTAATTGTTAGGTTAAGTGTTTTGTTTCCATTCTGCATTTGTTTTACATATACATCTGTATTGTCTGCATATATGTTTGCAGTAATAGAATGTTCAATAGAACTTGAATCTTGTTTTTGACTTCCTTTAAATTTGTTATCATCACCATGTATATCTAATCTTACAAAATTCCCACCTGGCTCAGTACCATCGTAATTCCAGTTTGGTGTAGTACTGTTATTGTTTTCATATCCTTGACCAAAGACAACTTCATTGTCGTCTCCCCATATATGAAACTGAAAATCAGAAGCATTACAAACTGCAAAAGAACATTTTTGTCTTATCTCAACATCGTTTCTGAGACCATCTAAATCTCCACCCCAGTTATAACCAGAACCCCATGCATCTGTATATCCGATATACATGTTGTTTCCTTTTTGTAAAAGTTTTAGTGTATTGTCATCATGGTCAGCAGAAAATCTAATCATGTTTCCAAAACCCCACTGTTGAATTTCAAGAGAAAAATCATCACCACCATTCACTTGTTCTATGTGAATATGGTTATCGTCTGTTGGGCCTGCAAATACTGGATTACAATATGTTGCAATACTAATTAGACTGATTAATAATAATTTGTGAATCATCTCCATCTCCTATGAGGATTACTCCCTCATACCCTTCTACTATTGTTTGTAGATATACATTTGAACCACTATCAAATGCAATCTCAATAACACCATTTACATCTCTAAAGAAGATTAACTTTTCATCTTCGATAAAGACATTGTATTGTGAATCTGCATTTAACCCTAATTTTGCACCTTCTACTTTAAAAGTTCCGATACTTCCACTAGCACCTTCTGCTGATGCACCTCTTATTTTTTTATCTAGTTCTTCTATGACATCTAGTACATCAACTAATAGATTTACATTTAATGCATCTATGTCTAATGCAGAATACTCTAAGTCTTCTTCTGTTTCTTTGAGTTCATCTGTTTCTAAATCATTAAACTCTAAGTAATCTACATCTAAAATACCTTGGTCTTTGTCTAGGTCGTCTGCAGCTTGTTCCTGTATTGCAACCTTAACTTCCTGTGGTGGATTAACAATAAACATATTATTAATCATTGAAGGTGTGATATTCTGTATCGTTACTACAACTGTTGGTGGTGACTCATAAGATGACACCATAGTTGCTTGGTAAGGTTGATTCAGTATTCTCTCTCCACCTTCATTTGTTACCACTATTTCTCCAGATGCATTTCCATCATCATCTGGCAAAAGTACTACAAGTGACCTACCAAGCTCATCAATTGTAGTTGTAAAATCTGTTCCATTTATAGCAATCTGTGCTGTAGGTGTGGATACCTGTATGTTTGCTTTCTTAATTTTTTTACCACTTCCACTAGCAAACCTTGCAGTCCCTTGAGCCATTCGAATTGCCATCTTAGACTTACTTGGGTCTGGGTCATAATATACTTCATCAATGTACACTCTAGTATGTTCTGTTAATGCAAGTTCTTCATTATCTAAGAACTCTATCAACATACGACCATTTACTGTTCGTGCTTCATCATATAAATTGATATCTGAACCGACATCATTAGGTATGGTTTCATTGTTCCTAACAATACCACCTACACCTGTAGATTCTACTATGTCTCCAATGGAGTCTGCATAAGCAGACCCCATGAAGATTAATGCACTAACTATCGTTAGCTGAATCTTTTTGATTAATTTGAATTGTCGCATTGTCAGAATCTATATCCATAATGATTTTTGCATCTGGACTTGCACATGAATTACCAGCACCAGAAACACATGTTCCAGATATCTGGTTAATATCAATGTCCCCACCATCACCTGTATAATCTACAGTCTGTGTATGAGCTCCATCCTTCATTAATACATTTAGGTTGTTACTGTCACCAGTAATTTCCCAATTAAATGTATTGTCATCTGATTCAAAGTCTAAATCAAAGACATTTGAACTACCTAAAATCGTCATATCCAAATCTAGTCTTTCGGCACTAAACTGGTAACCTTGGTCTAAATCCCAAGTATTGCTGTCACCTGTAACTGTGATATCATATACTGAATCGTCAGCAGACCCAGTATCACCTATATTCCAATTCATGACATTGGAATCACCTGTGAATAGTAAATCAAAATCCGATGTATCTGCCACTAAAGGCCCATACAGCTTATTTGAATTACCAATCATATCGATATCAATAGTTAAAGTAGTACCAGTAATAACCATTTTGTCATCGAAAGCAGATGTATTTGATATCTTGTTTCCAAATCCAATTTGGTCAATATAAAGGGTTAAAGTATCCCCTTCTTGGTCTATTCTTATTTCATTATCATCAGTTGCTTGTGCGAAAATAAAAGATGTCGACAATAGGGTTACTAACCCCAAACTAAAAAATAGTTTCCTATTCATTTTCGTACTCCTCTAGAGAATCTCTATTCTCTATTTCCCAATAACCTCTTTCGTGGCCTTGGTAGATTAATTCCAACACTCCTGCCTCAATGGCACTTCGTGTTGCGTATGTCACCGACTCATTATTACCCACTCCATCCTCTATCTCAATTAGTTGTGTACCTTCCTCGATAAATCGGAAGACATCACCACCAGAACCATAACTTAATATGGTCTTACGACTTTGGACATTCAATAATACTTCACCTGTCAGAACTGAAACAGCTCTAATACTAACAGTTACAGCATCTTGTCGATACTGTTTACTAAACCCAATACCAAGTGTCCTTGCGCCTCGGCCTCCAGTCTTGAGATTAGTGTCATAACCAATAATACCACCTTCAATAATCATGCCTGCAAAAAGCAGTGGTGCAATACCATTGGTTTCTTCACCCTTTGCATCTGCCCATTCTTGACGAGCAGAACGAATGATTTGTCTTTCTCTTACTAAATGGTCTAGGCCTGTTCTTTCTACGACTCTAAACCATGTACCCCCACCAGCAGTTTTAAGTGCATCTACTAACATTGCATTTGCACCTTGAGTTACAGCAGTAGAGAATGATGCATACTGGTCTATTTGTTTTCTTTGCCCAGTTAAATCTTGGAATTGATAAACTGCAACTATTGGTTTTTCTTTTGCTGGTGGTAAATTTAATAAATCAACATATGCAGGCAATCTTACTGCTGTAGGATATTCTACACAAATGTATTTTCTTGATAATTGTTTTTTAACACCTGTATAAAGGTCTTTTCCAAAACCTTCATTCCATCTTGTACAGTCCTGTGGGTTTTCACTCCACTGTGGAAATGATGCACAACCTGTGAGAACTGTAAGGGTTAATATAAGAAACCATTTCATTAATCGCCTCCATCACCAGAACCATCACCAGAACCATCATCACCAAAGTATCCTGTACCAATTGGTATTTCTATAACTGTCGTTGAACCTTCTTGGTCAACAATTGTCATTCTGATAAACTCTGTTCCATCTTCGTTTGTAATAACTTCGTATGTGACTGTTGAACCCTCTAATACAAATGACCCAAACCTTACTGGATTGTCATTAGAGAACATTGATTCTACTAACTGTTTTGCCATTTGAGCATAAATTCTGCTTTCTAGATTTCTAATAAATTTTGCAAGTGTTGTATTGTCTGCCTCTCTTTCTGCAGCTTTCCTTGCAGCTTCCAATGCATCTTCTATTTGTTTTTTACGCGTGAATTCTTGATTTTCAATTGTGAGGTAATGAGCCCCTGTACCGATTCCAGAGAAGCTTGGATTTTTGAATCCAAACTTAATCTCATCTGCTTGTACAGATGGTGTTAACGAAAGTAGAGACAATGTAAATATCCCAACTAACGCAAATATTTCTAGTTTATCCTTTATCTTTTCGTAATTCATTTTCTTCCTTTTCTTCCTCTATCAGTTTTTGACGCTCACGATACTCTAAGACTACATTAATTTTTTGCTGTAATCTTATCATGTCTTGGTCTAACATTCTAAGTTGGTCTGTGAGTTTGATACTTGATGCAAACATTCGACCTAATGCTGGTTTAACTTCTTGAGTTACAAACTTCCATGTAAAATAGATGAAGTATCCCATTGCAAGTGCCATTGCAACTGGAAATCCGAACTCTGCAATTATTTGTGCAATCTTCTCCATCAATCTCTTCTTGCATCGATTTTACCATCTTCTACAAAGTTTTCCGCTCTAGCAACTCTATCAATAGGTGGTGTTAACTCTAATGCACTACTCACCAGTAAATCTATTCTTAAAATGTCGTTGTTCATAACTGAAGCACGAGTCTCCAACATTTTAATAATATTTTCGGTACTCTTTATTTGTCCTAAAACAGAATCAAAGATATACTTCATACTTAAAAATATGAAGAATGCCATTACAACTGCACCAAATATAGGTACACCCACTTCACTTAAAAAATTCAATAAAGACATAATCTCTCCTGTTCGTAAGTATTTATAATAGGAGAGGTCTTGAAACGACTAAAATGTCATAGAAACACCACATCCACATGATGCAGTTACATTTGGATTGTTAAAGATGAACTCTTCACCTAAACCTGTTTTTATAAAATCTAGAACTAGATTATCAATGAATGGTCTGGACTGATTGTCAATATGAATAGTAAATTTACCATAATCTAATACTTGGTCAGAAGGTTCATTGGTGGTGTTAAAATCAAAGATATATTCATATCCATTACATCCACCACCAGTGATACCTAATCTGATTTCCGAAGTACCTCTTTCTTCAACTTTTTTAACGAGTTGTAGAATTGCAGAATCAGTTAATTCAATATTAACTATCGGCTTTGAGTATACGATAGGCTCCATAGACAAGTCCTGCCCAAGCTAACCAATGTACTATTGGGCTTAGTACTAATACTCCGAGTGAGATACCGACTATAACAGCACCATCTAAAGAAGATAGTTCTGCTAGTCTGCCCTTACAGTAATCAACAATCATATTCATATTGTTTTCCTCTATTTGAACTCAGATACATTACCAGTTACATCTCTAGTGATAATATTCACTAGTCCCAACTTCTGTCTTCTAATCAACTCGTTTTTCACTTTCTGTCTGAGTTTTGGTTTAGTATTGTCATTATTATAACATTCTAATAACTCTTTCAATGATTGAGCTTTCATATAGTGATGTTCGATAACTCTTTTTTTAGAGCCTCGTTGCAACACATTAGTAGTTGGTTTATATTTAACTGGCATAGTATGTGTATTTATAAGAGTTGAGATTTGTAAATTGTTACAAAACTATGACAATTGTGACAATCGTGTGACATAAATATACATATGAATTTAATTAATATACTAGTATTATTGTCGTTACCATTTGGTATCGTAGGATGGTATATTCTATTTAATGATACAACTGATAGGTCAATATGGAAGAAGATTCATTCTTTCATGAAATGTGGTAGACTCCACAAAGTTATTAGAAAATCTATTTCTTAGAATTAACTTTCTTATATAAATCGTCAAGGTCTTCTTCGAGGGATTTAATACGCTCTTCTAACAGTGGATGTTTCTCAAACCACTTCTTTTCTTGTTTGATAATATCAATACCTATTTTTCTTTCCAACCATTTATCAAGTTTTAGAATCTTAGGATGATTTTTGACATATGGTATCTTTAGAAGGATTCTGAATAGTGTTAGTATTATTCTAAACATTACTTGTTAACTACTCCAATGTTGTACTTTGGAACTAGTTCCCACTCATTTTTTTCCTTGTATGGTAATACTTTTATCTGGGACATTGGTGCAATTGGGTCTTTATGATTACTAGATATTACTTTAAGTAAACCCCACTCCTCTAAAAGACTTGCAATAGCATTTCTTCTACCAATATCAGATTCGATAAGTGAACTATCTTTACCATCTAGTAAGAATAGCTCTTTGAAGTGTACGAGGAAGTATCTACCTCGTTTGTGTAATATATGGCAAGATTGGTAAAGTATCTTTTCTTTTCTGGATGCAACACCGATTCGTGTTAATGTTTCTTTGATTTTTAGAAAATCATCCTGTTGTTTTAACTCTACCTCTACCATGTTGGAGAGGTCGTAACTCATTACTGTTTCCCACCTATTTTCATTCTCTCTTTCATTTTCTTTATTTCCTTTGCATTCAGAATCTTGTAGTATTCTTCTGCTTTGGTCATTGAACAATCATAATATGATTGGATGACTTTCATATCTTCCAATACTCTAGGTTTACTCCATTTAGCAAACCTTTTTCTTTTCCTTAAAGTATTTAGGAAATAATGAAATTGTAGAGCTGAATCTAGGTGTTTTCTACAGTTCATTTCATTTGCATACATGATGCAATCTTGATGATAGGATAGGGATTTGTTAGTTAAGAATGGTGCATAAGACTTCTCTGAGACATCATCTACCATGATATCTTTCTTAGTAAAGGTTACTGCATTAACAAAGTCAAAAGGATTCATATATCTATTATACCATGAATTGGTCTAGTGTCGATACTTGAGAAGATTTATATGCTTCTTTCCAAGAAATAGTTGCAGCCAGTTTTACTTGGTTAGACCACTCTCCACTATTTTTTGCAATCTTTTCTCTTAGTTTGACAAACTGTGGATATTTCTTTTGCAACTCTTTCATTGATTCATTATGTACTTCTAAAGTTCTAAAGGTAGAACAACCACCTTTTGCTTGTGTTTCATTTGGATTAACTCTATTTCTATAAGATATTTTGTTAGGATATCCCATGGTTAGTAATTGTAAAGTTACATAGTAGTCTTCTGCAATTTGTAATCCTGTCCAGTCTATGTCGTTTACTGGTAGTTTAGTTCCATCATAGAATACATTACCACATATCCTTCCATTGTCTTTATTATCTTTGTCTCTTGTAGGTGGATTCCAAGATGCATCTGCACCACAATGAATATAACCATCATCCATCCACGAATTAAATTCTGCAATCATATCATCAAACTGAGTATCACTTAATTTACTATTACTTGGGCCTTCTTCATCGTCTCTTCTTGTATAAACAAATTCAATATCATCATCTATAACACCATATCTAGTTCCTTGAGCAAGTTGTGAAATCCAAGCTCTAACTTGTGCAATACCAGTTCCTTGAACTGGACATGATATTGTAGGATACCCATCGTGTTGTTCATCTGGATGTACAACTAAAACAGTTTTATCTTTCCATTTATCTGGAAGACTATCAAATGCAATCTGTTTGTTTACTCTACCATAGGTAGGAATGTATAAATTATTCAATATTTACTCTCGTCAAATGTTTTTGTTCCACTGGATGTAGGTACATGAGATATAAATTTTCCATTTTTCTTTGACCAATGACCCCATTCATTATCAAGTATGTTGTAGTTTCCATAATACTTGTCTACTAAAATATTAAATAGTGATTGGTCATGTTGTGGTTGTGGATTTTTTAATTCTTCTCTCCAGTGGTCTTTGGTTCTTTCATAAAACTCTCTATCAAATAATACAGTTGCAGAACAAAAGTAATTGTAGTCTTTACTCAAATTTAGTTTTTCATTTTTTATTCTTTGTTTCTCAATACCACTAGGTGTATCACTAAGGTCTTTACATGCAGAAAATTCATTGTACTCAAAAATGTTAGGACAATCTTCTCTTACTATTGCATCACTATCTATGTAAAATATTTTATCATATCCTTCTTTAAATAATTCGTAAATGTATAACTTATGATATGCTGGAGAATATTCTTTTCCCAGCCACTCATCACTTCTTAAACAAAAGTAATCTGCTTCAACAAACTCTGCATATTGTAATGCTCTTTTAGTAGAGAACTTATATAAGTCTTCTGCATAGTGAAACTTTTTTCTACCTTCTGACCTTCCACCATTTGGTTGTATTTGAACTTGAAAAACTAGATTCATAGAAATGCTTCCAAACTACCTTTCTCTTCATACTTACTTGCATGTTGACCAATAGGTTTTTCCGATTTACCACCTTGACCTTTTGTTGCAACATCTGTTGAACAATATGCAACACATGACAATCTAATTCCATCACCTTCAATCTTGGTAACTCCATGTATCTCATTTGAATCTGCAATTAGCACATCACCATCATCTGCTTCAATGGCAACTCCATATCTTGGGAATACTAAGTATGCACCACCAAAGTCACCTAGTCTAAACACGCACATAGTGGTCATACCAAACTCTAGGTCTTTACCATCAACATGTGCCGACATCTTTGCAGTACCTTCACTTGAATATCTATTTGCAGATAGAGTTGTTATAGGAGCTCCACCTAAATGATACTTCTCTTCAATACATTCATCTGCATATGTTCTTTGTAGTTTCCAGATATCTGGACAACCCTTCTTAAGTGCTTGTTCATTTATTTGTGCTATCTGTTGCATCTTTTCCCATTTATCTATATTAGATTTCTTTTCACACCAGTTTGATAATCCTATCATACCATTGAATCGACCTCTCTTATAACCAGCAAATACAGAATGAATTGCATTTGCCTCTGCAATACGATTGAACTCTCCATTCTTTTTAAGTGGATAGTAAGAGTTTGGTGTTCTTAAAACATAATCCTTACCTTCAACCAATCCTTTCTTTTTCATTTCTTCATGGTCGATAGGGCCAGATGCATTTGCTCTCATAGTTGATACATCATCGATTGAGTATAAAGTATCTTTTACTTCATTATAAGTGTCACCTGTATATGCATTCTTTACGATACATGCAAGTAATGGTTTATCAAATAATGAACCACTTGGTTTATATATTCTTATGATATCATCTTCAACACCAATAGATGATACAACATCATCATACGATGTTTCATCTAACCACTTACCATTGAACTGGTCGTGAGTTTCTTTTTTTCCTAAATCTTTTCTTGCAGTAAATTCCATGGTTCTAGTACCTGTTCTTTTATT